AGGTGCTCTTGAGCCATTAATAGTGGTAAATTTGCCATTTTAGCCCCATCCCCATGCTCCAGCCCTATTAAGCTATTTCCGTATTTATAATACTTTCTATGGCTAACTCCAGCATCTATTTTAATATCTTTGCAGTTTCTAAACCAAGCTTTCAAGCTATGAGCTAAATGGAATCCACTTTGGTAGTCATGATTGCTCATTGAGTGGATTACATCAACTGGAGCTAATTCTCTTAATATCTCAATGCATTTTACATATAGTTGTAAAGCTATTTCATAATGCTCCCACCATTTGCCATCTACATCTTGATGGGTACCTTTGCTGGTAGCAGTTCCATAAATACCCCTATCAATATGCATTACATCATTCCCAATGCAAAATAAAACTCTATCTATACTAAACCCCTTGGCTTTATCAATAAGCCCTAAAACGCCCTCTATTACCCTTTGAAATGCTATTTTATTATTGTAAGCATCTCCTGTTTCTTTTTCAGCTGCATATTTTCCAATATGTATATCAGCTGGATTTATTACTAAAAGGCATTCTCCCTTTTTATATTCTATTTCATTATAGGTAGGAGCGTAATCTTTTATGAGATTGTTTACAGCTTCAAAAATTTTGCTACTATCTATATTATCTTTGGTAACAATGGAAAAGCGATACTCTCCATTAGATGCTTGCCAATGCTTTACACTTACAATATCATCTTTTCTTATACCCCTTTCCTTAATATGTAAATCAAGGGCTGTATTCCCATTAATGTTTTTAAGTGGAGCTGCTCTATGTTGGTAGATTAATTCTTCCTCATCTTTTGATAGGCGTAATCTTCTACCATAATTTTTAGCCATGTGGTAAAATTAGAAATAAAAAACCTTTGCTTTCAAGTGGGATTTTTTATTTACTAACTACTTTTTGTTTATATCTGCAATCGATTGGCCTAATACAAGAGCCATTAAAGAATACACAAGTGATTGAGCAGTTGCTGGATCAATTCCTAAACTATCCTCTAATAACTTAATAAGAATTGCTGCAATAGTATAAAGGAATTTTTTACTTCCAAGCATACTCTTTATTGTTTGTGTAATAATCCAATTTTTCATTTTTATCTATTTTTAATTATTAATTCAATTTTCTCAAAACTTCCTAAATCATACATCAATTTGTAAAACGCTTTTCGGCTTTCGCCTACAAAATTTAACGCTCTGGTATTTCCTAATAATATACAACCCTTGCTGTTTTTAGGATAGTTACCAATGTGCATTAAAATCAATTCTCTATTTTCTACATCTAAAATATGCAGATGCTCATATTTATATTTGCTTTCTTCTGTATGCCTTTTTTTAACTTCATAAACGCCTTTAGGAATGCAAGATACTCTTTTTTCGTTATCTTTCCAAGGCAGTTCCAAAGTATGCCCATAAAATTCTCCATCAAAATATAGTTTTCCAATTGTAGATTTATCTGTAAAAGTATCTCTTATCAGCAATAAATTTGCTTTTGGCTTTTTCATAATGCTTTTGGCTTTTATGAATCTTTTTTTTAATAATCGGCAAAGCACCTAATCTATTTTTATTTGAGAAAAATTGCGGATATTTTTACACCTTTTACATTGGCAATTAATCGCCTTTCTTTTATTTCTTTTGCATCTTCCACTTTTCCCCATTTAGGATGGCTTGCTTTTTTATTTATTTTTTTCTTTTTGGGCATCTTTTGTAAATTTATAAATAGTAAATGTAATGGCAAGCACTAATGAAATAAAAGTTAAAATCTCATTGCAGCTGGTTAAATTTAATCCAATTGCACTTCCATTGGCTGTCATTACTTGTAAGCTATCTCCTATTTCTTTTTTCATTTTATTCGTATATTAATGTAAATGTTATCACTCCTCTAAAACTTGTTGTGCCTGTAACTGAAATAGTTGGCACTATTATATCTCCTGCACTTATTGTAGCTGCACTTAAACTGCTAAAAGTTCCTAATCTTGGCTTTGCGTTTCCATTCATTGTTAGGGTTACAGTTCCTATTGATGTTTGAGTTAAAGCAGCGCTGGCATTATCTGTAGGAGATACCTTGTAAAGAGTTACAGTTAAATTATCAGTACTACTTCCGCTTATAGCTACTCTTCCGCTTTCAATTTTACAATCATTATCCAATAACAATCTTGAGCCTTTTAATGCTCTTTGCGTTCCTATTTGGCTTGGAGCATCTGGATTTATTTCGCTCCATCTTCCGCTTTTATTATTATCCTCTCCCTCACTTATATAATAGTTTCCGCTGGATATATTATTGCCCTCACATCTAAAGCTAACTACTTCTCTACCTACTTTACCAGCTCCATCTATTGTGGTAGATGTTACTGCCATGCCTCCAATAGTTCCCTCTGTTTTATTTTGGTATTGCTGGATTAAATTCCTTTGATTTATTCCTAACAAAGCTCCTACTGGCACATCTTCATCAAAAGCAAAAGCATCTATGGTTAAAGAGGTATCTCCACTTGATTGCGCTGCATTTAGCCTTAAATTATAAATTTCTCCAGATTGGTTATTTATTAAATAAATTCTATCATTATCAGCTAATAAAGTTTCTCCAATATCATTTATAGGAATAGAGGTTATTTTTTCTACTAATATTATACCATCAATATCCAATGTAGTACCTGCAGCGCTTGCTAATATTTGGATAGTCGTAGATGTTTCTGGAGTAATGCTTTGCGTGTAATCTCCATTGGCTGTTACTGTAGTGCCTGCAGTAGCTCCTAATTGAACATAAACACCGCCAGAGCTATAACCGCTAACAGTAAATTGCACTTCATATTGCTTGCCTAAAGTAATTGCTGAAGAAACGCTTAAAGCCCCTTGCCCAGAAGCAACGCTTGCAAACTTTAATTGACTTGATGATATTGTAACTCCAGAGCTTTTACTCCAATCGGAATCAGCTGTAAATTGGCCATTTGCTACTTTATTTTGAGCAGATAAAACGGCTGTAGTGGTAGCAATAACTGCAGGAGCAGCCATTTTAGGGCTTAAAGTAGCAGATGGAGAAGATGTATTAGAAGCATTTGGATGCGTAGTACCTCCAATTGGAGAGGTTAATGAGTTCAAATTTGTAGTAGTAGTGGTAATAGTTGGGCTTTGTCTTTCAATGTTAAACCATTCTCCATCCCACTCATCCTCTCCAGTTGTAAAACTACCTCTTAAAAAAATATAATTTTTAGATGGGAAAGTTCCGTCTGGATGTACTAATCTACCAATAGGATTGATATATTTTGGCCTACTTCCGCTTCCATCATTTTGGTATCTTTCATGCCGCCCTAAAACTATCCTTGCGTTCATTCTGTAAATAGAAGAATTTTGCCCTTCTAAATATTGCTCTAATAAAAGTTTGGTAAGGCTTAAAGGAGTAGAAGGCGTAATTGTTCCAATCCCCCAATCCCCAGATGGATCAGTAAATACCCATGCACTTCCATTCCAAACTTGTATAGCTGAAGCATCAGAGCCAAGCGCACTATCTCCCCAATTTAATGGCCCTAAATATATTTCAGATGTATCGTTAGTGTTAGTTTGACTTATAACTTTAGAGCCTAAAGCACCGACACTAAAAGAAGAATTTAATAAATACAATTGCCCAGCATAAGGATTTCCAGTACCATTGTAAACTAATGTTTGAGTATTTACTCCATTAGGTTGAGCTACTACTTGATTAGTCCAAGTGCCAGGAGCAGCATTTAACTGATTTTTCCATTTTACTCCATGAATATTATAATCAATTCCATTTGCTGAAGTTGAAAAAGTTCCTGTAAAGCCCTTAATTTTTACAGGATCTTTAAATGAGCCATTTGAAGCAAATGCTTGCAAAATAATTTCAAACTGCCATGTACCAGTTACCCCAGTAATTGCTGGCATTTCTCCACTTGGGCTACTATGTGGAGTTAATGTAGCCATTCCACCACTATTAGAAAAAACTGGAGAAGATAATCTAATAAAATCTCCTACAGCTGGAAGAGTTGTACTCCATGCATAACCACCAGAGCCATTAGAATATAGGTATTGAGTTGAGCCAGTACCAGTAGCTCCAGAGGGAATTGATGCTTTTATGTAGCAATCAAAATTAACTGTAAAATCATTAAAAGCAGTATTATAACTTGCAACGCTTGTATCTTGCTGAAATGATAATGGTATCTTTAATAGGAATTTTGTAGCTACTTGAGGATCTTCCATTATTAATTGAGATACAGAAACTATATTTCCTACACCACCAGTTGAGTTAGGCCCTGGCGTACTTTCTGGAAATCCGTTATAATAGTTTTCGCTTCCAAAGTTTATAAAATCGCCACTGACTTTTTTAAGTATTGGATAATTCTCAAAAGTTGTGCCAGCTAATTTTTGTATACCTTTACCTGGATTAGTTTGGTTTTCTATTACTTGATTATATCTACTCCAATAAGTACTGCCTAAAAAATCATTACTTGCTATATGCGCTCCACTTAAATCATAATCTCTTGTGTTTATATTTTCAGGATTTATTAAAGTTCCAGATTCTGCAGTGTTATAGCCATCAATTTGAATGAAATGATATTTATGTTTCCAATAAATACACCTCATTCCAAAGGTTATGCAAAGGCTTTTTAAGACATCATAAGAATTTCTTACAATTATATTACCATCAGCATCCACCTCCTCCATCATTCCCATTTTTATTTTGGTTTGATGTAAAGGCCCAAAAGTCATTCCAGCGTTAGCGTGCTGCTCATTGTACCAGTTTACAGCTGCTCTAATTCTTACATCAGATGTAATTCCTTGGGTAGTTCCTGGCGGCGTTATTTTATTAAGAATTTCTTTAATCCAATAAGTAATCCTTTCCTGGCCTTTATGTTTGTAAGTAAGGTTTGTTGCTTCATCACTCCAAAAGCCAATATCTTTTAATCTTGCAAGTCCATCAGTAGCAGTTAATTTAACCTCATAAGGAAAGCTAACATCCTCTTGCGCTCCTAAATCAGTTAATAGATAACCGCTAAATAAAGGGGGATATTGTGCAGAGCCACCAATGTATAATGCTACAACTATATCCTCTTCATTAGAATTTTCAATTAATTGCTTTATAAAAACTTGATCAACTGCATCTTTTACAATAAAAGGAATTTCCATTTTAGATGCAATAATTGGAGTGTAGCGACTATCGCTATCAGTATCATAAGAGATTTTGCAACCCCCAGCTCCTAATGAGCATGTTTTTGTAGTGCCAGTAAAGTTTTGATCTCTTATTTCCAGATAGTATTGCCTGCCATTAAGTGAAAAATACTTACTTTCATATCTTCTATTATATGCCATTAGACAAATCTATTGCGGCTCACGCCAGCTTTATCATTACTTAAAAAGATATCATTTCCTACTAATCTTCCAGTAACTCTTAAATCTCCTCCCATGTAGTTTTTTAATTTATCAAGTGGGGCTATTACTTCTGGATTGCTTATACTTGTGCCACTACCCTCTCCCACTAAAGCCATTGTAGCGCCAGTAACTAATCCCCCATTTTGAAATCCAAAAATGTTTCCTATTCCTTTAAGTAATCCTGAAAATAAGCCAGAAGATGTTGGTAGCTCTTTTCCTAACATAGTACCACCAAAAAGAGCAGATGCTATTTGCAACCCAGCAAGCATTGCTAATTGCTGGGCAACTGCAGCTTTTAGATTTCTAATAAATGATTTGAAAAATCCCTCTTGAGATGTTAAAGCATTAGAAAAAGCATTTGCAAAAGTATGGCCAAATTGTCCTATAGCTGCATTGTATTCCTCTTGCATTGTTCTTAACTTTTCTGTCGCTTTAGTAATTTTGTTAAGAGGGCCTATAAAAGGTTTTTCCCCCTCAAGGCCAGCACTTTTAGGATCAAGAAAGAATGGAATTTTATGCTCGGTAGTGCCTCCGCCACCAATTCCCATAAAATCCCCTAATCCTCCTAATGCTTTAGCTGCTTTTTTTGCTGCATTTTTAACTGCATCTGCAAAAGTTCCAAATTCATGTTCATATTCTTTTGTTTCAACTTTTAATTCTTCCAAACTATCTGCTATATCCTCAAAAGGATTAGGGATTGGATTTTTACCAAAAAACTCTAAAACTTCATTAAATCCTTTGATAAGTAAAGATAAAGGGCTAAACTCTATTACCCATTGCATCGCTTGGATAAGGGCATTTTTCCACCAATCCCAATCAGATAGCCTTTCCTTAAATGCTTCAAAATTATCTGCTACATAAACTAACCCAGCAGCCAAAGCTATTATACCAAGTAAAATTGCTCCCCCTGGCGTAAATAAAGCAGCCATTGCTGTTGATAATTGCCCTACTACAAATAATAAAGGGCCTATTGTGGCAGCCAATATTCCTATAGTTGCAATAACTTTTTTTGTATCTTCATCTAAACTTGTAAAAGATGTAAATAAATCTCTTATTTTACGAACTATTTTTAGAATTATTGGTAATAATTGATTTCCTATTTCTACTGACAAATCAATTAATTGCGCTTGCATTTGCCTTACTTGATTAGCTAAACTTCCAGATGTTCTTTCAAAATCTCCTACAGCTTTAGAGCTTTGTTTTAGGGCGAGCTGATAAGTTAAAGTAGCTTTCTTCACTCTATCTAATTCCTTAAATACTAAACCTTGTTCTGCAGCAAAAGATTTTAAATCGGCTTCAGTAATTGCTATCCCTAATGATTTAATGCTTTCTCTTTCTCCTAATAATGCTTTGGTTAAAGCTAAAGATGCTCCCTCTGCTCCACCGCTAAAATTAGTGAAAGATGCTAAATCTACTGCTAATTCATTTACTTGTTTAGATAGTTCTAAAGCAGATTTTTCGGTAAATCCAAAACCTACTAATAAATCTCCAGTATCTCCAAGTAATTGCTTTGCTGCTTTTTCAGAAAGTCCAAAAGATTTCTTAAATGTATCTGCAGTTTCTTCAGCTTCTTTTTGAATGCTACTAAATACTGTTTTGAATTTAGCATCTGTTTCAGCAAAATCTGAAGCCATTTTTACAGCTGCAGCTCCAAGCCCTATTATTGGCAATGTTACATTTCTGGTAAGATTGCCTCCCACCCTTTCCATTCTTTTACCAAACTTACTTATGCTTCTTTGGGCTTTTTTCATTGCCCTATCAAAACCTCTTAAATCAGCTCCAAAAACTATATTTAATAAACCTATGCTTTTATTTGCCATGTTCTTCTAACTTTTTAATGTATTCAGCTCTTGCTTTTAATTTTTCAAAATCTACCTCTTCTTTTTTATCCCAATCAAATTTAATCAAGTCAGTAAGTTTTAATTTTTTACCTTTTGCAATTTGGATATTTAATAAGTAGCAAGTTTGCCATCTTGTTCTTTCCCATTCATTGCGCTCCCTCATCTGCTCCAATTCAAAAAAGCCATTTAACTTATTAAAGAAATGCTTTGGAATCATATTATAAAATTCCTCTACACTCATTCCCAATTGCCCAAAAGCAATTCCCTCAAGTTTATCCCAAGTTAGCTTTTCGCTTTCTTGGGCTTGGGCTTTTTTTCGCTATCTCCCCCCATCATTTGCGTAAGCACTTCCATACATCTACCAATAGCATCAAAATCTCCATCCATTAAATCTGCTAAATCATCTACTGACAATTTACATTCTTGTTTTGCTGCTCTATAGCCATCTTCAATACCGCAATGTATTAAAATAAGAGCATCATTCAAAGTCATATCTGCTCCTAATTTGTTAAGCTCATTTAAGCTTGTGCCAGTTTTCATTGAGTATTTGCGTAAGGCCGCAAATCCAAATTTAATAGGATATTTGTCATCTCCTAATTTTACAAAAGTATATTCCATTTTTTCAAGTTTTAAAATGCTCGCACCCAAACGCAACCCACCTGAAAAAAGGATGCGTAAGGGATATTGAGCAAAAGGTTTTTAGCTTACAGTTTGAGTAATAGCTCCAGTACCTGCAAAAGTCATGCTGTAAGTTGCAGTATCTTCAGTTCCGCCAGTAGCAGAAAAAGAAGTTAAGAAAGCACTACCTTGATAATAAGTATCTCCAGTAGCACC